GAATTAGGTTGTCTTACTCCTGCAGATGATATCTATTTAATTATATCAATTGACCAACATATTCACGATTTTGATAGAGTCTGGTATCCAGGTTCAAGTCAATTCACAATCGGTCAATACGACTTTTCAATGGGTGGAGATGATAATAATCCTACATCTATTGCAGACCCATTCACAAATATAGTAGGGTATGTGAAGAAAGAACGTGGAATCGAATGTGATTCTCACGGTCTGGAAGCAGGTCAGAAAATACATTATCAAAATGTTTACAACGGTATCCATCACGGAAATACGAACTACTTTGTAGATTTCATAGTCGATTGGGACCACTTTGTACTGACAGAAACAGTTATTTATCCTTTAGCGAATGCTCCTGGAACTACACCAACAACATTCAATGTTGAAGAAGCATACACAGTTGTTGCAGATATGGCATCGTATAGATTTGAAGTCGAAAGAGACATAACAAATCACTTCGGTGACCCAGGTGCTGGAACTGGAGTAGAGATGCTCTGGTCACGCCCACGTACTGTCAAATCAGTCAATCACGGATTAAGTGTTGCTGATATTGTTCAGTTACCTTCAGGCCCACAACCGTATATGCCATCAGAATTACCTGGTGAAATGAGAAACCATACAGTTGTCGCACTCGGAGATGGTTACGGACCAACTGATAACTTACATATTACAGTAGATACACAAACATCATTAACATTCCCAGACCCGAATACAACCACAGTAGAAGGCGCACAAGACTCGCCTTGGTACTGGACTTGGTGGGACCAGAGTGATATATCTTACTTCCCTTATCAAAGAGATGAAGCAGAAGCAGAATCATTTGGTGGTAACCAAGGTATAGTTGGTGGATTCGACTTATTCAGAGGTGGTACTTACGAATTTTTAAATAACGCTTGGAACCCATCAGGGCATATCACAATGCCTGACCCATTCACGGGTGCACCTACATCAATGTATATGCACGCCGCTGGTATTAAAGCAATACCCGGAGCAGGTTGGGATAACTTAGTTCAAGCAGGTATGACAAGAGGTATAGGCGAAGTCGGAGAAGGCTATCACTGTATCTCTAAAAATGCAAATCACGGATTAACAATTAATTCAGGTGACTATAATGATTTTGTCAATACAGATGAAGACCCCGGAACTTGGATAGCAGACGAGCCATTCCCAGTTTGTATGTCTCTCCCTGGTTGGTGCGAAGCAATTGACGTAGATGGTTGGTACTACAACGGTATCGATGACTGGGCAACTTGTGAAGCATTAAATCCAGGTTTTGATGACGTTGGACTCCCACAATGGAGAATGTCACAATGGATTGGTAACTTCTCTAAAAACTTTATTTGGAGAATCCCAGAAGATTTCGGCCTAACAGGCGCTGATGGCGTATCTGGTTTCGGCCCATTTGTTCCACCAGGAGCAGTCAACGGCTACTATGCGGTTGAAGCAGACGGTGGACTTTACAAATTTGACAAAGAAGGTATGATTGAAGGTACTAACCGAACAATCAACTTATATCGTGGTGGTACATATCGATTCAGAGTTAATGCCGCAGGACATCCGTTCTACGTAACGACTGACGATGGTTCTCACTTTACTCCGGGTGCTTACTTCGGTGAGTATCTATTAGGTGTAACGGGAACAAGGGCAGAAGAAGGCCCTGGTGACCAGACATATACAGGTTCTTCTAACTTCGGTGCTGATGCCACAGGGGCATTAAAATACGAAATATGCGAATTCACTGTTCCTTCAGTGGCGCCAGATACATTGTATTATCAATGTGCGTGGCACGCCTCGATGATTGGAACATTAAATATTATTGACCTACCGACAGTTAATGCTGGCGAAGATATACACGTTTATTATCATCACGGTCAAGATAATATGTACACTCCGCTACACATCTTAGATAAGATTGTTGTAGATAACGGAACAGGTCCTGATTACTTTCAAGTACAGCCAGAACCTGAATACGCATTCCCAGTAGCAGGAACTTCAAACCACACATTACAACTTGGTAATCTAGTAACAGCAACTGGACCAGGTGCTATACCAAAAATTCAAGCAATGAATATCGAACTTGGAACGGTACAATATATCGACCCACTTTCGATGATTGTGGGTGTTGGTTCAGAGCAATTCCTTGTTACAAATAACTTTACTGGTAACGCTGTAGTTTACTTGAGTGTAGATATTGGCTATAGGTCAGATATTGCTCTAGACAACGTAACTTTCAAAGAAGTTGTTTGGACAGAGACAGGGTCCTGGCAGGTTCAAGGTGGCACAGCATATACAAGTGATACTACTGCTGGTCATATTGAGCAACTTGTTACTGGCACAGTTCTTGACGGAATTACTTATGAAATTCAATACGATATCATAGAAGATTTCAAAGATGACTTTGGTGCACCAAACGGAACAATTAAAGCATCTATCATAGGTGACACAGTTGTTGAGGGTACTGCTAACACGGTAATCGGACATTATTCTGAAACAGTGGTAGCACCATTAAACTCTACAGTATTCAGACTGACAAGTACGGGAATGGGCAAGATTGACAATGTGTCAATCAGAGAACGAGTAACTGGTCAGAATGCTTGGTATATGGGTGAAGGTTGGAGTTCAGTGGGTGGTAAAGCATACATTGATGGTTCTATCTCATCCGCATCACAGATTAATCAGACTGTTGGCTTTGAGGCAGGGAAACTATACGAAGTTAAATACAACTTATCAGACCTTGACCCAGAAGATAATGGAATGACTGGACGATTAAGAGTCGGACTTGGTAATAATGTAGACCATCTTATTGCAAACTGGAACTTTGATATTACTGACCCAGTGCTAGTTAACTGGACAACGAGTGGTGTTGATGTACAAATCAATAATGAAAAACTAGAATTTAGTTCTTCAGTAAATGGTACTGCAACATATACAGTTCCGAATGCTCTTGTTAAGAATCGTCATTACGAAGTGACTCTAGCCACACAACTACAGACACACGACATTTTACATTTTCAAGTTGGACCAGGGCCTACGGGTTCTCACTCACATACTTTCCAAATCACTCAGGCTGATGCCGATTGGTTACAGGAAGATGACACTCGCACAATGGCTTTCGCACAGACTGATGCGTATCACGCCGAGACTTATACTCACGTATTTACTCTTGGTTGGTCTGCAGGTGGTGGTTGGACTCTAATCAGTCAAACTATTCCAGAAGGACACGAAGATATAACACATACAGGCACAACTGTTAATACTCCGACTATTGAAATTCTTATGGACGGTGTTGTTAAAGCAACAATCACAGAAAGTGGAATTCAGCATTTCGATATGTTAGGTGAATCCGTCACTGACGTAGTAGTTAGAATGAATGGTACTGGTTACATTGACCACATTAAATTATTTGAAGAAGAGATTCCGACACTAGATTATGATTCTACTGGCCTTGTTCATCAAGGTGAAGTAGTCCATCACGTAAGAGCGGGCTCTCACGATTCTCTCATTCACTTTGTTGCGGATGTTGATAATAATCGTGCAGAAGAGAATCCTCCATATTACTCTCAAACTGGTTTTGAAGGAGCCATCGATGATGTTTCCGTAAGAGAAATCGAAGAGAAATGGACATTTGCTCCTGAACAAGGTGGAGCCGCGTATGTTGACCAAATAACTCAACAAATCTATACATCTGGAGTTGGTTCTTCAGCAAGAGGTATTGCCCATATCAATTTTGAAATAACTGACGAAATGAATTATAAAGTGGCTTTCAGTGTAGACAGACCTACTGACTCTATAGTTAAAGTTGGTCCTACACCAGATTCAAATAGTTACGGAGAGATGGTAATAAATGCGAATGATACGCTTAGTGAAAAAGACTTCATATTTGTTGCACCTGTAACGGGAGTTGCATACTTAACGATTGCGACTACAGGCAACGGGTTCACTTACTGGGATAATATTTCAGTCAAGACTGTTCCGAATCTTTCTTCTGACGAGTATCTACTCTTAGCACGTTCAATGAATGTGTTCGGGGTTCCAATAGGTGGAGAATCTAGATGGAATGCAACTCATCTCGATATGGAAAGTGCAGATTATACTGGACAACCAACAGCAGGAATGCGTAACATAGAATCATTCGGTGAATCTATCATTGAAGATTACTATGATGTTAACAAGCGTTCTAACGAAATCTTGAATCCGCCTGTAATGATTTCTGGTTTAGATATTGAAACTGGTGCAAGAGGCGTTCTAGCAATCAGCCCGTCTTGTTCTAACCCAGCATTTACTGATATAGTATCCTGTCATACTGCTAACGGAGTTTGGACTGACACTGTACCCGCATCTTGCTCAAACGGAATTTATCTAGATGAACCAACTTGTGTAGAACCTTGGGGAACTTGGACTGCAGGAACTTGTTCGGCTACAAGTATAACCGATGAAGGAGAATGTTTAGCGGAAGGAATTTGTTCTGACCCATCATTCAATAATAATGAAACACAATGTCTTGCCGCAGGTACTTGTTCTGTCGGAACTTACTATGACCAAGTATCTTGTGAAAACAATGCAGGAACTTGGACAAATGCAGGAAATACTTGGACAAGTGCAAATAATACTTGGACACCAGGCAGTTGTACAGACGTATCATATACTACTGAACAAACTTGTATTGCACCGAGAGGAACTTGGACTGAAGAAGTGTTCGAGAGTTGTTCAGATGGAATACAATTAACTCAAGTTCTTTGTGAAGCAGACAGAGGAGTTTGGGACCCGACAGTTGTAAGTGCAATACCGGGACATACAATAATCTTAAATGGTGATGGTATTGACCCACTGTGGACTATAACAGTAGGCGGAGTTGTTCAAGAAACTGGCGCTCTAAATCTACCGACACAGGTCAACTTTACATTGGCTGACAGTACTCCACTTGGAGCACAAGAACTAATAATCACTAATACTGACGGTGACACAGCAACAATGGCCACCACATTTATGGTAACCGACCACTTGAGAATTATAACGGTTACAGATGAAGGTTCTGGAATATTTTCAATAACTGGAGCCAACTTCTGGCCAAGTCCAAATACAGCAATAACGCTAGAAGTAACTGGAATACCTGGGGTAACAGCAGGCGCTTATACTCCTACATTCATTGATGCCAATAACATCTCTTTTGATGCTACTGGTCAGGCGAGTGGTACATATGACGTAATACTCACCCATACAGACGGCCAATCGTTCAGAGAAGTTAGTTGCATAACGATTCCGTAAAAAAACGATATGCTTATAAATAGTTTTATTATAAATATATCAGAAGAATACAATTTTTGGAGATAAAATACAATGTCCGTAACACTATCAAGCATAACTACTGCGGTTGACCCGTTTAATGACATACCAGATATTACATTTGATAGTATCGATGTTTCGGCGTTTACCGAAGAAGTAGAAATATATACAAATACGCCGGCGGTAATGATACCGACTAAATTGAACGCTATGGCGACTTCAATGAAGACCTGGCTCAATGATAATATTTCCGCTCCTTTAGAAAATCAACAGAATACCTTCAAAAATGAGGTGGTTGTCCGTACCAATACGGCAATGAATGCTGTAGAAACCTATATGAACGATGAAGTTCAGGGTTTCGTAAATACTACATTCGTACCTTGGGCTAATGATGCAGGAAACGTCCTGTCTAATCACGCTAATACTCTTGAGAACAACGTAACAACTACGATGACTCAATTGCAGGCTGATTATACACTTCACGTCCTGGCACAAGATGCAATTATCGCCCAAGCACTAAATGATATACTGGAAAATCTAGCCCAGTATACTTCTGGCGCTGCCAACTCTGGTTATTCTATTCACGCAACAAACGAATTACTCGCCGATATCACAATGACTCGGGAGATTGGCTTTACTGATTATATGTACAATTCAGAAGGCAATATTACTTTCGCTGAAGAAGGCTCTAACACTACTCATCACATTAGTTATCATCCATCTACTGGAGCGATTATGTCTTTTGGTGAGACAATGCAAATTGTAGGTGAGCCTCGACCTTTCGTTCAACATTTGAAATTAGAAAATGAAGCATCTACTGGTTCAACTTCAGTCGCAAAAATTAAAGCATATGATGCCTTTAAGAATACTTCAGGTGGTGGAGTACACTCATTCAGAGTCAGTGGTCACGAAGTAAATGGCGACCCTGCAGTCGAACTAACTATTTTAAATAATACTTCAGTTCCTGACGTAGACAATCCAGAACTTATACTAAGACGTGGTGTTGATGCCGCGATTATGTTCGGAAATATTGATGCGGGCGATTATATTAAAATTACTGAAATAGACGGCACTACAATTTATAATGGTGGGGTTGTCGGTCAATATGCAGAAGATTACGATACAGTTTTATTTAAACCCAATGCAAGTTATTGTCACGATATGACATCCGCAGTAACTGGTTGGGGTGTTCCTGCAAGTTTTCACGCAAGTGACGTAGACTCATCCGGCGGTGACCACGATACGCCAACTAAATGCGAAGAGTATGTTGACTCTATTGTCGCACTTCTCGATGACTTCTCACGTACTTATGAATATGGTATAGCAGGCGAATCTTATGTCGGTTCTCTTTCTGACGGACTGATTTACAAAGTTTATATCAATGATGACTCAGGTTTCATTGATTCTTACGCATACACAATTGATGCAAATGGCAAGCAAGGCACTGGTGCTATACTTAACGCTATCTATGATGATGGTGTTTCAGATGTAACGATTACATCTGGTGGAACCAAGTTCTCTATGAACGCGGCCGCTAGAGCGTTTGATTTGGGTGCTGTAGATGTTACTGGTTCTTCTGAAACGAAGGCAATAGCGACTCATACTCTTAAAAACGGAATGGTTGATACTATTACTGTTGATATGGGTGCCCCAGGCGCTGGTTATACTGGATATTGGGAAGTTATGGTAGAAGATGGCGGAACAGGTCATACGCATACAATTCAATTAACACAAACAGAAGTTAATGTGATTAAAGGTGGTGGTCAAGTTACTTCTACGACTGTAGATGCTGGCCATACTCACGACCAAGTAGTCGGATGGAATGATTTCAATAACTCATTCTATTATGTTTCTACTTCAGGTGCTCACAATCATCCAATTGGTGTTGCAACGCACGAAGTTAATCCTTTAATAACCCTTTCAGTTACAACTTCAACTGGTGGACTGGCAGATGGCGATGTCTATCTGACTGAAACTGGCGAACTTGACTATGTTACTGTTACAAATGGTGGAGCCGACTATGTAGTCGCAGACACAATTGCGATTTCCGGTGGTGCTCCTTCAGTAGTTGGGACAGTAACTATGGACTTAGTTGACGGTGGAATAGCGGGATTCTCTGTATCAAATGCTGGTACAGGATATACTGATACGACTGCTAAAACAGTTGCAGTTATAATTCAGAATAACGCATTTAGCCCATCAACGATTTCTGCGAATGTTGGCGATACCGTCACCTTCCAGAATCTTGACATTCAGCCTCATACTGTTACACATACAGATGGTATGTTCGACTCAGGAGATATTCCTCAGAACGCAACATTCACTTATGTTATTACCAAAGAAACAGAGATTACAGACAAGTACGACCTCTATGATGATAACAATGTAGGCACAACCGCTACTCTTTGGGTGCGAGATAATTCTGTCTATGTTGATATGGTAACTACAACGGGTGGTGGAGTTAGAGGGCTTGCGACAGTAGACTCAAACGGAAATATTCTTAACATTGCTGTAGACAGACCTGGACAAGGTTATGTTTCAGGCGATACTGTAAGAATTATTGATGTATCTGGTCCTGGTGAAGGTGCTTATGCTGACATAGTTACAGACCGTAGTATTGCGGTAGTTAATGTGACTGCGCCGGGCACTGGCTATTCATCCGACACACAGGTTATAGCAATAGATAACACGGGCTACCCAATTTGGGATGAGCCACACGCAAACATTATCGGAACTTCATTTGGTTCAGGAGCAATCTTGAGACCAGTACTTACGACTGAAGCAGTTTGTTCAGACTCACAGTATCTAGACGAGACAACTTGTTTGGCTGCCACTGAAACTTGGACGACTGTCGGTGAAATGACTGGAGTGACTGTAGTTGACGGTGGTTCAAATTATACCGATATAACATTCGTTATTAATGACCCAGCGGAAACAGGTAATGGTGCGACTTTAGAAGCAGACCAAAATAATGTAGTTACCGCAGTTAACTTTACTGCAAGAGGCGAGAATTATAATGAACCATATCTTCTCGTTCAAGATGGTGGCGGATTACTAGGCTCTAATCTCTACGGCGGACCGACAGTTGGTAATGGCTTTGTTGGTACAGTTGGTTTAAACAACGGTATCGGAGCAGTTACGATTGTCGAAGATTGGCAAGACTATGAGCCAGGATATACTAGGGTTATGGTCATCGATGAACACGCAGAACCTACTGGTTACGGTGCTGAAGGCACTGCTACGCTAGGTGTTGCGGGTAACATCTCTGATGTTGAGATGACTAATCCAGGTACAGCATACAAAACACCAGTTGTGTTAGTTGCTGGACCAGTCATATACACTGGAGCATCAATTAATAATGTTAATACTGATTTAGCACTATATGGCCCAGAGGGAAATACCAACGGTTCTCCTTTCTCTGCTAATAATGCCGCAGGTACTAACTACAAAAACGGTATAATGATTCAATTTGAGAATCCAAATGGACATACTTTGAACGACTCTTGGTCATTCAAAACGATGTCTTGGACATTGGGTACTCCTGCGTCATTGCTATATACGTCTAGCCGATATGATGGTAACCTCGAAAATATGCGAGGCATCATAACTCTCAAAGATGTTTGGGATGTGTAAGGTTAGATAAATTTATATAAAATAATTCTGTATTATAAATAGAATTGAATATTAAAGAACTGGAGAAAATACAACTATGGATATTTTAACACTTGGTAAGATGAACCAAATGGCGAAAGATGTCGACCAAACCTTGGAATATCTAGCCAATGCGACATTCTCTGCCCTAAAAGACGTTTGCGATTTCCAAGAAGGAAACATTACAACGATTGAATCGTGTGTTGCCCAAGGAATCCTAGACTTAGAGGCTGCCGGAGGCGGTGGCGGTAGTGGGCCACAATACGTATTGTATGTTGGTTGTAATCATAACAGCGGACAGACTGGTCAAGAAGGAATAAACTATGGCGGACATCAATGCAACTGGACAGTTCCAGCAGATGTAAAAGGAATAAAATTTGAAATGTACGGCGGAGGGGCCTCAGGTTGGGGTGCTTGTTGCTGTATGATGGTTGGAATTCCTGGTGGTGCAGGTGGTTATATAGTAAAACACTTAAACGAAGAAGATGGTCATTTTACTGCCGGTTCTTCAGTATATTCAATATGTTCAGCAGGAACAGGCTGTTGCTATCCTGGTAGTAGCATAGGCAGAGGACATACGAGTTACGTTACTGGTCCTGGTCTTTCAAACTTCTGTGCGATTGGCGGGCACCAAGGTCAGCATCAATGTAGAAGTTTTAACTGTTACACTTGTTGTCATACTTGTTTCGGTTGTGCCCACGTTTACGGTGGGGATTATGGTCAACCGGGACGTTCATCTTGGTTACATAGTAATCATTATTGTGCGGGTGGTCTGTGGCAAGTTGCTTCAGGTTCCCCAGGACCTCTTGGAACTGGCGATGCACATTCCCCAGATGCGTGTACTTTTGGTATGCACTCCGGTGGTTCACCTGCCTCACCTGGTGTTGGCGGGTATAGCGGAATGACTTCGGGTAGTTGTTGTTGCTCAAAAGCCGGTGGCGGTGGCGCAGTAGTTGTCACATATTGGAAATAAGACAAATTAAAAGTTAATTAGGAGATATATTAAAAATGGCTAAATTGAATATTGAAATGACGTATCCAGTGCCGGATAAGTATCTATCCCAGAGTACGGCGGCCGGTAATACTGCTACGTTGTCTTATCTAGGGCCTGACACAATCTGGGTGCAAGTATACAAAGACGGAGATAACAAAGGGAAATGGAATACCAATCCCATAAAAACGAATTATCACGATGATGGTGATATCGAAGGCGAGGATGACGATATGACCGCGGCAATCGAAGCACTTCCAGTGCCTCTTGATTCGGCTCGAATCAAAATCGATTGCAACACGAATCCACATCTTTGTGCCATATGGACTGATTGTCACACTGTAGGCGATGACACAGGTTCTTATGAAAATCTTCCCCAAATACAAGATAAACTTCCTGACGGAACTGTTTATTACGAGCGTCCTCGAGACGATAAAATTCCACCTGACCACGTATGGAATCCACAAGAATGCACTTGGAATTTCGATACAGAAGAGTGGGACTTAGTATTACGTAAGCCTAAAGACTTCGGTATGCCCGAATCTTGGGATGAAATTCGTGCAAATAGAAACAGAGACCTCGAAGATACTGATATCAAAACACTTTTACCAGACGGTGATGAAAAGACTGCTTGGGAAGAGTATCGGCAACTATTGAGGGACATTCCTCAGACTTACGCCGGTGCAGAATTGCATACTATACCACGTCCAGAATCTCCCGAAGATGTAAAAAATAATGCGGCGAGAGCGGCTGAAGAGGAGAACAACTAATGGATATCTTAACACTTGGTAAAATGAACCAAATGGCCAAGAACACTAACCAAGCGTTAGAGTTGATGGCAAATCACGTATATGAAACACAGTCTGAAATTGCAGAATTTCAAGCAACCAATGAAACTAATATTGATTCGGCCGTCTCGACGGGATTGTCAGAAATTCAGACTTTGATTGATACTGGAGTTTCATCTGAACCCCAAAAACACTTTTATATTTACAACACAAATCATTGGTCAGTGACTAATGGTGGTTGTTGCTTACATTGGACTGTACCTGCAGGAACTCAAATAATTACATTTGAGATTCTATCTGGTGGCGGCCCAGGTGGCTCTGCCGGACACGATTATGACTCAGGTCACGGTGGTGCTGGTGGTAACTATAATGAAAAAACAATCTGTCTAGATGCAGGACATTTTAACTCTGCTCCTGGCAGTGAATCTTCTTATACATTATGTTCCGGTGGTACTTCACAATGTTCTTGTTGCACAACTTGTAACAGAGCGTGTAGACACGGTTGTACATCTTATGTAAACGGACCTGGCTTATCAAACTTCTGTGCGATTGGCGGTCACGGTGGTTCAACATCTTGGGATGTTAACTCTTCTTGTTATAACTGTCACATTGGAAATCTTCAGTGCGATAAAGGTAACTACAATGCAGGTTGGGTATCACATAACTGTAACGAAGCAACGCAAGGTGGAGATATGTGTTTCAGAGGTATTAATGGCTCACACGATAAACAGTATGACTGTTGTTCAGACACGCACTCATATAGCGGTGGACCTTCGGGACCATTTGCAGTATCAGGCACTGCTGTTAATAAGCATTGGTGTACTGGTAATCACGCTTGTTGTTCTACTCATTCAGCCTTCCCTGGTGGGGGTGGTGGTGGTTACGGAACAGGTGCAGGAACTCCTTGTGTAGGTGGTTTTGGCGCAGGTGGCTTAGTTAAAGTGACTTACCAATAATGAATAAATTTAGGAGATAGAATAAAATGGCACACGTACAAAAAATCGTAACTTACGACTTACCAGACGAGTTCGAGATGCTGTCACCGACTAAAGCGATGGGTAAAACGTCTACGCAAAGTTATGATGGCCCTTCTACTCTCATCCTATGGATTGACAAAGAGTCGCAAGATATTGAACAGACTTGGGACAAAGACGACTATACAGACCGTCCTGTACCATTAAATTTAGAAGTCAAAGAACTTAAAGCAGACACAGACGAGAATACGGTTAAAATCGGAATTCTCTACGGTGGCTTTGCAGAGAGAAAACTTTATGAAGTTAGAGTCGGACCAGTTGATGAGGACAATATTATCATTGCTGACCCCTCGGACCCACGGCAAATCTTTTCAGAAAATGATATCATAGATGACTATACTAAACCTCTAGTGTTTAGGTCTGATTATCGCCGAAGAGATGATGACTTCATTCGTAAAGAACGAAACAGTAGACTGAAACAGTCCGATGCCAGAATCGCAGAAGATATGCCTGAAGAAGTCAAAGCAAAATGGATGGCTTATCGTCAGAAATTACGAGATATCCCTGCAGATTGGTCCGCAGTACCTAACCATATGGTTAGATGGCCAACTGACCCAGACGGAGAGTATGATGACCCGTATGCTCGGAACGAAGATGAGAACCACGATATCATTATGGTGGCAGACCGCACAGCGGATGATGCCGATGCAATGGCACAATTAACACCTATTGATGGTATTGACGAGTAAGAATAAGAAGTTTTAAGTAGTATATTGAGGGCTTCCCTAGTGGGAGCCCTTTTTTATTGCGTATAAATACTTGACAAGATGTACTGATTATGTTATAATAGTCGTAATTTTAGGTAATTAAACAAGTGAGGTGAAGTGATGAAACCGAGTCGTTCAAAGGCTTTCTTTATAAATGGTGGTGCCGGTCGTGTGCTATCATCAATCCCTGCATTAGAAAAATATCACGAAGAATCAGGTGACCCTGACTTTGTTATTGTTTGTGAAGCAGGAATGGATTTCTACAGAGGACATCCAGTTCTCCATAAACACGCATACGAAGTATGGCACAAAGGACTCTTTGAAACTATCAGAGACAAAGATGCCGTATCTCCTGAGCCCTATCGTGTAAACGAATACTACAACCAACAATGTTCTCTTGCTCAAGCATTTGATATCGAAATCAATGGTCTAGAGGACCCACGAGAACTTCCAGTACCAACTGTCACATTAAACAAAATGGAGACTGTTACTGG